CCAAGTGCCTTGTAATGTTCGAGCAATCCAATTCCATTCACTTGCTCCTGTCTGCACTGCTATAACTGAAATTGCATCACCGACTGCGGGGGTAGTGTTAGAGATTTTATCACCGTCATCTAAGGCAACTCCGTCAAGATAAAACTTGTCTGTGCCTTGACAGTCTAAATGAAAAGCAAATCCAACCGTTATCGTTACGACTTGACAGTTAAGCCCTTCCGTTGCAGTAGGAAGCGTTTGTGTATTTGCCGCACCCTGTCCATAATTATTTATAAGAGTGCTTTGACACTCTGCTGCTGTAATATTACCTGTGCTTGCTTTTATTACCTCCTCTATACAACTTGTTAACTGTCCAGTCACTGCTCCGTTACCACTTATTTCTAATGTTGCAAAATTAGCAGTATTACCACTTGCTATATTGATTCCCGTGATGTCATTGTTAGCCATAGCAACATCACTATTGAATCTATGAACGCCATATTTTTCGGTTGTGTCCGTTGGGGCTACATAAACGGTACTCATCGGTTTGTTAAAACTATTTCCATTTCCAGGAAATATCTTAAACTTGGTATCTCCTACAGATGAATAAACACTGTAGGTTGATTCGGCCGTCTCAAACGTTGAATTACTTACCCAAAGTGAACACGGCGTATCGGTTGTTTCGCGCCATATAATGGGGCCTATGCTTGATAAGAAACAATTATCAAGGTCAATATTTATTGTTGTCGTATCAACTCGACCTCTAACAAGAATATTAGATGGTTCACTACCTCCAGTATTCCCCATCGTTTGCGCGCGCATTTGACAATCTTTAGCGATAAAATCAATTCTATTATGATCGGGGGCCTCCCAATTTTCTAGCCACGCAATCCTATTACTGTCTGAAATCATCTCGCAATTTTCAAAGTTTATATATTGGTCGCCAGTTGTTGGGCGTGATAAGACAGCAATAGCCCCACGGTAATTTCTGATATAACAATTTATATATTCTTGGTGGCCAATAAAATCTATTCGTAACATATCATTATTGTTATCAGCCTGTGAATTTTGAATTAAGGTAGAATTATAAAATGACGATACAAATCTACCGTCAATCATACCATTTCTGGTTCCAAAATCATACAAATGACAACCATTGGCAATTACAGTATCATTTATGGTACCTTGAATGAGCACCCCTCCCTCTCCCCTATTTGTTAAATCACACTCATTCAAAAATAAATGAGTACCATCTCCATGTAGAACATTAATAGCCGCCGACGACCCAGTTACAGTTAATTTCCCATCCATTTGACAATTATTCAAATATAAAGTACCAACTTCACTCCCGTCAATAGCTTTGCCTCCAACGAAATTACAATTATTCAAAGTACCACCTGCACCCGAAAGGAAAAGATTCGTACTTGTATTTTTAGAATAAACATTATTTAGGTAAACATTTCCCATTAAAAATATTCGATTGTTATATGTTGAATCTGTTGGATCTGTGCCATAAATCCAAGCATTGTTTATATATGTATATCCATTATTATCATTATTATAAATAACATCCGCAGATATTTTATCCCCACCAAACCAATGGAAATTGTCTATTATAAAATAATCTACTTGGGACGCTGGCACATTGTAGCTCATGAAACCACTACCAAAAATATTAACATCTTTACATTCCATTGTATCACAATGATATATAGCCAACCAGTTCGTAACTGAGTCTATGTAAATATCAACATTTTCCATCGTGAATTTTTTATGCCAGAATTGATTCCCTACGATAATTCCCAATGTTGGAAATTTTGAAGATACATGAATACTTAAATTTTTAATTCCATTATAATCAACAGTTCCTACTCCACCACCAAACATAAGAAAACCAGGACTACCACCCAACAAAGAATCTACTATTATTTGAGGTTTACCTATCCCTTCTATGAACACATAGCTAGAACAGTGTACCATTGTATCACAATGATATATCCCTGGATATATTTTAACCAAGCATTGGGTGGAATCAGTTGCGTAAATATTTGCCGAATCCACCGCCTCTTTTATCGTTGTAAAATCATTTTTAAATCTTGGTGTCGGTGTTACTGTAAATACATAGTCATAACTTACGTTTACAAAATTAGTATAGGTTGTGTCCCAAGCAGAATCGACGCGTCCTAAATCCCAACTACCTCCGTAGGGGACGGCGTTTCCTTCTATCCAATAATTCTTTCCAAACAAAACTATCGGCAACAACATAAAAATTAAAAATAAATATTTTTTCATATCTCTCTCCTTATTCTTCTGACGTTATTCTAAACTCAACTATGTAAGGTCCCAAATCGCCGGCAATTCCTATTTCATAATTAAAAGAAGTATCTGTTACATCGGTAACTTTTATAGTTCTTGTTGTTTCTTTTCTATTAACTCCAACGCTTGCATTTGGTATAGTTGTCGGCAAAGAACCACTGTTTTGATCTATCATCGACACATAGGTTAGGCTTCCACTTGGGTAAGTCAAGTTAGACCCGGACGTATACCATTCCCATGGCCCCAAGTAAACGTATTGAGCGTAAACTTTCCCGGCAATTTCTATCCAATAAAACTTTGAAATATTTGCGCCAGACCCACTTACTGCAATAGTATATTTCCCAGGCGTACCACTTTCTTCAAGCGCTTGCATTTTCGGGACACTTTTGTCTTGCGGGACATAAAAGATGTCGTTTCTATTTGTCACGGCGCTTCCACTGTAGTCTCTTAAAATTCTTGACTCACTTCTAATTAACAAAGCAATCCCCCTTATTCAATTACGGGCTCCACTGGACCTATTACGTCTACTAACTTAATCCACGGTTCTAACATATCAAATTTATCGAAAGTCAAAGTTTTTATATCAACAAACGATAAAATTAAATCACCCGGCAAAGTCTCGGCATCAACATAATACGAATATGAATTACTTTCAAAATCATTTTTCGTAGTCCAAGTAAACCTTTTATTTGAAGATGTGTTAGCAATTTCTATAACGTGATTACAAGATCGCTTTAATTTTGCATCTAAACTCAAGACGTCACCTTTCCTATTGTATCTTTAATCGTAATTCCTCTTCCACTTCTCGTAACCAAACTTATTCTAAATTCGTAATACCTTGGCTCTATTTGAGAAACTTCAATTCTTTCAACCCTATCAATCAATTCAGTATCCGGATAGTCCCCTCCCAAGAGAAAAGATTCTTTTTGGGAGCTTGCCGTATCGTTTACAACTCCGGTTAGGGCGGCTTTAAATCTTGCGAGAAATTCAGCTTCGGTAACTCGCCCTATGATATTTTGAATTTCTTTTAACTCTAACGTTCTTTTAACTAGTTCTTGCCCTAATTTTGTAGCGCCGGTCACTGTTTCAACATCGTTCAAAGTCGGCGTAACTTTAAGGTCATAGTAATAACCTGTTCCTAAACATCTGGGGCACTCGTGACTTTTGTATTTTACATCTTGGCTATGAACATACCAATCCGCTCCGTGTATTATACCATCATTGGAACTTACACTGTCCGCTGCAATATTTCCAGTTTGTTCGTTCATCAACCATTCAGCAGTAATATCTGTACGGGACGCTATACCTGTACTCAATTCTTGTGGCGTCCATTTTCGATTGTAGTACCTTGTACTATCGATAAGACCGTTGTAGAAAAAAGCACCATACTTACCAAAATTTACTCCCACGTTACAAGTAAGAGCTGCAGTCATCCCTAAAGAGTTATCCAAAACTCTATCAACGTATAGCCCCGCAAACGGTGTACTAGGGGAAGATACTACAACTATTTGGTGCCACTTTCCGTCATCTATCCCAATATCACCAACCAATAATATCGGCCCTCCTCCTACTGAAACAGAAACCTTTATACATGAATTACTCACACCAACTACCAGATAGTGGACTGCTCCGTATGCATAGAAAATAGTTCCAGTATCCGCCGAGGTATTAATCAAAAATTCAAGAGTAGTTTCATTAAATATATACCCGCTGGGGCATTCCACGTAACTATCCGCGTTACCATTAAATTTCAAACAATTTCTAGTTTTTGACATTACAATGTGATTACATTCGTGTCTGAATCTAGCGTCTTCCATTATAGCCCCCCACAAATAGCATCTAATAAATCAATGTAAGTCGAAAGTTTATCAATAAAATCTTCCACTGATCTTTCGGCCATTTTTGCTTTAGTTTGAAGACTCAACGCTAAATGGGTCAAATGCTCTGCTCTATCTATTTTGTCACGTATCGACTGAATAGAATTTGTATCAAGAGCAGAAGCGCCGCTCTTGATAGAATTAAAAAAATCATTCAATGGTGGGCACCCTTCGATCATTCCTTTTATTGGGAGCTTATTCCAGTCTTGGTCAAAATCCTTTAATCTTTGACTAAGAGCATCCAACTTGTACTTATTTTTCATAAAATCTCCCATAGCGCCCAACCGGTCGTTCTTCATTGCCCAATCATCTAATTTATGATATTGTTGCAACCGCCAAATCCGAAAAGTATTTTTTAAAGTGGCACATCCTTGGACACCCAAAACTAAAAAGGCTTCAATGATGCATCTAGAAACTGTTGGAAATTTTTTAACTAACGTATCGAGAATATTCATCTTTAAATTGTTGGGTATGCCTCAGCTAAACATTTACCAAAGGCTTGCGCGAATTTTTCTTTATCTTCCCCGTCCCAAGCACCAACTACTCCTAAGAAGGTTGCCTGATTCTGTTGGGCTGTTGGGTAAGTTACGTGGTACCCGGCTTGCCCGGGACCACCGTCAAACCAAATTACTTGAGATATATCTAATGTTGTACCAAAACCCTGTAAGAGTAGGGCTGCCCGGTCAAGATCGAACCCTTCCAGTAACCACTTTTCTTGAAAGAAAATTAAAGTGTCGACTATAACATCTTCACTAATTACTTGGTCTATCACTTGATCTACAACGTTCGCTATTTTGTTCAAGTCTCGCGCGCCATCAACTTTGTCTCCAAAAATAGATCTCATAGCACCTTTAAAATCAGCATTCATTTAATCTGATACCTTTACATTTTCTGAACAATTTTTACCAGTATAGTCAGTTAAAAAACTACTACCTATACATCCCGGGACTGTAGTGCCGGTTATAGCGCACGTATGGCTAGTCATATCGCCTTTTCTTGCGCTTGCTCGCATAGTTGCTCCATCTTTCCCTATTTCGATGGTATCCGCTAGGATTTGGACTTTTGAAGTTCTCAAAATCAAATTTCCTTCTTTGTCAACTACAAAAGAAAATCCAATATCACTTTTTGTTCTTATGTCAATACAAACCTCGTTATCATCTTCACTTGTTATTTGATTTCCATCGTCATCTAATTTATTTCCTAATTTTATTGAGACTATTGCGTTTGCGTCTTTGTCTATTCCTGGAGTTGCGTCAGCGCGTTCAAAAACATCTATTTTACATTCGGTTAGGGCTTGCCCGCCAAACCTTAACGGAATATTATTTACAGTTATAACTTTATCATAGGTTCCGGTTTCATCAGTGGCTTCTCTTTTTGCTAACCCCCAAATTAACCTTCCACCCTCATTCTCAACCTCCCAATTCATCGAAGATTGAATAATTAAATTGTCATCCCTATTGATTTGCCAAAATTCTCCAAAAGCGGTTGTTATGCAGACATCGCCGTTTTTGTTCATATAAATTTCAGTACCAGTTGGGATTGGATTATTTTCATCGTAACCACTAAAAGTTTGCCAAAGTTTTTCGCCCTCTTTTAAATTTGGAATTTCAGAACTTTCTTTCTTGCTTGCAAATCCTAAAGGAAGATAACTTAATATTTCGGCGATTGGGCCTGGGCGATACCCAACTAAAACTACGGTTCCCTTCATTGGCATTTCATAAGAACCGATACACGATTGTGGAATACTGACATCCGGATGCGTTCCCGGATAGTCTAGCCACTGAATATCAACTGTACCTTTTTCTTCGTTTACATTCATTACAACACCTACACGAAGATTAGTAAGTTTTTTTTCTAACCCGTCAAATACTCTTTCAGATTCAGTATGTGCTCTTCCTGGGAAAATCAAGTTATTCGACCTCCCTTACATTCTCCGCTGATTATAAGATTGTACCAAGGTAAAACGGTGCTTTGATAATAATCAACACCTTCACCTTTTTTATTCCAACTAAAATTATCTCGATAACCGGCGTTGTATCCGGAGTAAACATGTGCCATTAGTTGCGTTGCTTCTCTGCTCTGAAAGCGGGTCCAAACTTGAACAAGCCAATTTTTCATTGATTCTACACCCTCTAGGATGTTTGCGGCAGTGCTATTGTAAACACTACGATTAACTGTTTCTTCATTATATTTTTTAACAACCGCGAGAGGTTTTTTGACAATCTCACCGTTTTTCTTTTTAAAATCCCAAGTAGTAAATGAGTATCCAAGTCTTGTCCAATACCCTTCGTGCCAATGAGCATCAATCTGCATAAGACCACATGCAGGACTTTCAGAACACGCTTTTTTATCTCCACCACTTTCCCCCAGCATAAAGGCAAGTACCCAATCGTAGGTGATGTATTTACTACCAGGAGTTTTAGCATTAACAGCGGCTTTAATTTGTGCCCCATATAGTTTAACGGTATTGATCAATTGTGTACATTTATCAGTTCCAAATGTGCTTTTGGGAGTATAAATCATAGTCTCTCCCAACTGAACTTTTTTCCGAGAATCGGTAAAAGGAATTAACTCATCCAAAACTTCCCAGGGCTTTCTTCCGTAATTTAATTCTAAAGTAGTTAAAAAACTTCCGCCGGCTTCGTAGGCGTGAGAAACACCAGTAATGTAGTAAACCATATTGTGAAGAGAAAAATAAATAGGATGACCTACTTGTATTTCAGCTCGCGCCGGCATAGTAATGTGAGCTGTATAAATTTCAGCATTGACCCTTTGCAGTATACCATTTGCCGCTCTTGCCAGTTGATCTTGCAAAGAAACACCTTGCAAATCTTGTACACATGTTGTTTCTGCAGACATAAGTCTAAAACCATATTTTTTCATCAGTCGGTTGTCAACGATACGTTTGTAATCTGGTCCCCCTATGCCCGGCATGTTCATGTAATCAAGGTAGTGCCTTGAGGCCGTAATGAAGACAGCCGTCTTTACTTGGTCAGTCTCTGTTAAGTTATAACTTATAATATCTTCTGGATTAATCATATACACCCTAGGATTCAAGGCACTTAAAATCCAACGATTACTAAATCTTGGTGGACAGAACCAGATATCTCCCGTTGCGTCGGCATAGAATTCAAAGTAAAGCTTCTTAGCGACCTCGTAACAAATATCAAGAGGGAATTGAAGTTCAGGAAGAAGATTATTATTCATACTCATGTTAGCCATTTTAAATGGCTGCCAATCTTTAGATTCTGGTGGTATAACTAATCTCAGTTTATTTTGAATAATATCTTCTCGCCTTTCTCCTATCATATTGGTAAGGTACCCTTTCTTTTCTATTGGAGGTCTTGGAACAGAATTATCGTTATCCTTGTCTAAAAAAGTTTCAACTTTCTTAATAAATTGGCCCATTCCCGGAACTAAAACGTCGCCGGTTGTTACTCCCCCACTCTCTTTGTTAACCATACCCCCCACTACTAGTTTAGATATTATATCAGCTGGTCCCATACCTGAAAAGAGATTATCCCAAAGTTTAACACCACTATCCGCAGTTGCCTGCATATTATCACCTACTAAAACGGGGTTGATATTAATTTGGCTTATCTGCAGCCACTTAGTAACGTCTTTACCGGAAATTTGTATCGTATCATAATTTTCAGAATAATTCACAGTAACTTTATCAACAAGACCTGTAAAAATTGGAACCATCACTTCTTCAGACGACCGTTCTTCATTAGTGGGAAATCTTTTTGACGCCCAAATACTTACCCTTTGCATTGGTTTAAAAATACACGTCCCACGTTTCATTCCTTCTTTTCCGCCATAAAATTTTTCAAACGCCGAATTTTTACCATATTCTAAATTGCCTGGGTAAGATTTAGTTTCCGCATCTTTCACGGGTTCAGAAACACTTCCCTCTTCTTTTATAATCTTACCATCTCCGCCTACAAGGTATATTTTTCCATCTTTATCTTTCCAAATTTTTGAACTATATACATGCTTTTCATACTCACTATATGATTTCCACAAACTAGATTCTTCATAATTGGAATCATTGGCAACTAGTAGTTCAATGTCCTCTTGCGGATTATCGGCTATCATATATCTCAAATCTTTATTGTTTATAGTCAAAGAAAACGTTCCTGGGGACTTGCTAAGGCCTATGTTGGTATTAAAAGAAATTATATCGGGTGTTTCAACTTTAATGATATCTTTTGTATTTTCGTCAACTTCAACAGGGGCCGGGCCATTAAATATCCACTTTTTCGAAAGAAAAAATACAGCAACCTGTGGAAGATAATGATCTTGCTTCATTTATTCTATTTCTCCACGCAAAATTTTAGTAAAGTTTGCATCATATATTTTTCTATTGCCCAGTGTTTCTATAGCTGCGGCCAAATCAGTAGCTTCAAACTCTATAGAAAATTTCAAATTATATTCAAAAACCCACGGTTTTTGGGCGTCTTCTTCAAAAGTAAAAGAATCAAAATGGCCGACGTAAACTCTATCTCTATAGGAAAGACCAAGTAAAATTCCGGAATCTATCATGGATTCACTGTCAACTCTGTGATCTTCTTTGTAGAAATCTTCAAGTTCTTTAAACGCTTGGTATGAAATAGAATCATAAACTCCCCAAGAGTCCGAAGACTCCCTTACAGATTTATTAGGTATCATTCCTCTGGTAGATCCTTTAAGAGAAATGGTTCCTATATCCGGTCCCCAAAATTGAAACTCCCATCCTCCATAAGTTCTTATTTTTCTCTTCATCTTTTTTTCGTCAATAGTAATGTGATTTGGGTTAATATAGAAAGTCACAGACGCTGTTGAATAGGCTTCGTAAGTACTTTCTTTAAGAGTACCCCTAATATATAATTTAGAAACTTTTCCACTTGTCTTTTTTACGTATCTGCCATTATTGTCTTCATATACTTTATAAATAACTCTGTCGTAAGGAAGAACTCCTACAAAATCGTCGTCTTTTCCATCGTTATAGTAACATTCTTCATCAGAATGATGGAGCCATTCCCAACCAAGCCATCCCGTCTTGTGACAATCGGTTGGATAAGATTCTCCTTTCTTTAGTATTACAATATCACTCGATCCAGAAGCACCGCCTCTCGCACCAGGCAAAAAAGCTACTTCGTTTTTTGTTTGGGCTTCTCCTCTTAATGTATCAGTTACAGAATCTAATTCTGGTTCTATTTTATAGATTACTATTCTTTCTCGTATATTTGTTGGATTTTTCATTAACTATTCTACCAATTATATTTGTTTAAATTAAACCCCAACTTCTTAATGTCTATGTCATCGTGAAAACTAGAAACCGATTCCAGAGGAGATTGTAATTTATCGGATATCTTTTCAAGGTTTTGATTCTGCTTTTTTTGCTCTGCCAATTGTTCTCTTGCCATCTCATCAGGCACTCGTTTAGCTAAGACATCTCTTTCCTCTTTCGATATTCCATAACTTTTTTTCTCTGGAGTTCCGTATTTCGCAAACTGTTCAGCCATACTCATTTTGTCTTTAAGAGACAAACCCGGAGTTGTCAAAATAGCACCTTCCTGAAGAGCCGTCCTAATCATTCCTACTGGATTTACTGCTCTAATAAGAGTAGTTTTCCAAAAGCTCCCTTCCGCAGCCGTTTCCCCTTTTTCAACTACATGTTTTTCTATAATGTTTCCTATTTTAACTCCCACAACCGCAGCCATTGCCACTCCGAGCGTTGTACTCGCTAGAGAGGAAATACTATTTATTGCCACGGGAACTGTTCCAGCTTTGGCTACCGCGCCGCCTAGACCACCAGTAAGCCTAGTAGCAGGTCCTCTTCCTCCAGCACTTAAAAGTGCCTGAGTTATAATATTATTTATGAGAAATCCCCCCGCTCCAACAGCTACTCCACCACCAATTCTGGGTGTTCCAAATGGGAATGTTGCTACCCTATCAGTAGCGTGTTCCAGCCCTGCCTTAAATCGCCCCATAACAGTAGTAGAATCTTTTAGTACTTGCGTTAGGTCTTCTTGTTTTTTATTTACCTCCTCTTGAACATCTTTTCTTTTCTTATCATCTGTCGTTAACAATTCTTCCGCTGTTACTCTTTTACCCGTTGCCCCACTCAACATATCAAGTTGTCTTGTTAATGCCTCAAACTCCACCATGCTAGTTATTCCTAACATTTGAGCAAATTTTGCACCCGTCATTGTTGGACGAGTTGCTCCTCCAGCAGTTGTATAAGTCATATTTGGAAGAGTTTTAAGAAGCAAAGCGTTAACCATACCCCCCAATTTTGTCCCTGCCATCTCTTGCCCAAACCTATTCATTTGTTCGCCGGTCAGTTGTTTAAATTTTGCTCCTTGAAACATTTGACTAGCCAATGTATCTAAGGCTTTTTGAGCATTTGCCGGCAAATTTCCAAAACTTGATTGAAGAAGAGCCATGGTCTTCATACGACTTTGAACGTCAAGACCACCTAATTTTGCAACACTTTTTGCAATGATATTTGCCACTTCTTCTGTTTTAATTCCCATCTGTTTCATTATATCGGTATATGCATCAAATTGGGTAATAGTTGATTCTGCACCAACCCCCATATCTCTCATCCGCTCTGCAGTTCTCGTTACCGTAGAAAACCATTTGGTAGTAGACACGCCGGCTTCTTCTGCCTGAATAGCTGATTGAACAAAAACTTTAGTTAAGTCTGTTACGTCTTTCCTACCTACATTCAAAGCTCTATAAAGTGTTGTCCATTCTCGTTGAAAGGCTTGTCCTCTCCCTCCCGGGAGAGCCCCCATCGCAACCATCTCTCCACCACCCACTTTTGTTGCAAGATTTTGTCTAGTTTCTTCTGCAAAAGCAGCTGTCATAGCTGTTGCCGCTTGCCTTCCGGCCATTCCATATTCCGCACCCATCTGACCCCTAAATGTTATCTGCTCTCTCAACGTCATATTGTATTGAGAAGTATTTAATCTGAGAGCCGCTAATTCTTTACTAAGAGGAATTACCCTACCGATAGCCATTGTTGCAAAAGCTGATGTAATAGACACAAAAGCGTTTCCCATACTTTTAGTAGAGGCAATCAAAGTGGCTCTACTTTTAGTAAGTTCTTCAGTAGCCTTAGTGGCTTTCTCCTCCGCTTCTTTTTTCTTTTCTAAAAATCCTGCTTCTCTCCTCGCCCAAGGGTCTCTATCTTTTTCAGGTATAGCAGCTGCTTCCTTCATCATTTCGATTGCTTGTACCCTAGTCATTGTTTTTTCTAAGTTGCTCAAATGTTCGTTGTATCTTTTTGTAGCCGCACTTTCACTATTTTTAGCGGTTATTTCACCTTCTATCTCTTTTCTAAGCCTTGGGAGAACTCTTACCAATTCTCTAAATTCGTTCCCTATTTTTGCTAAATGGGGGGCTGCAAACCCCATCCCTATTGCTGGGCCGAGTTGGCTCATGAGACTAGTTAATCCACCTGCTCCTCCAGCACCTGCTCCCCCTGCTTCGCCCCCGAAAATGTTACCTAATGTAAATCCTGCTGGTCCTGCTGCTTCTCCAGCCATTTAGTCTATCTCCCAATAATTTTTTGGATCGTTGTCTTCAAAGTTGCCAGACTCCATTTGCATAATTTGTCTTTCATACAACACATTATCTCTACCTAACTCTTCGCGCTCTTTTGCTGCTTTGTAAATTTCGGGATTCATCCAGAAGTGAAGGTCTTCTAAAACGGTGGAAATGAGTTCTTCTTTCTCGTCTTGGTCCATTTTGAGATTTGCGTCAACCCAAAGGACTTGGGCCATGTTCAATCGCCCTTCTATTTTTAAGACTCGGTCAAGTCCGGAGGCTTTTGCGACTTTCCAGAGGGCTCGGTTTCTTGATTCTTCGGCGACTTTTTTTTTACTTCTCTCAAACTTTCTTCGTGCTCTTTTTGTAAATTAGAATATTCATTGTTCAGCACATCAATAATACTTTGATCCATATCTTTTAACTTCATCACAACTAACTCAGTTGCCGTTATTTTCTGATTTCCTTCTAAGTTGTGACTCTCGTTGTATTTTCTTACATTTTCTTCAGACGCCACTGCTTCACCATTAATTGTAACCAGAGAGCGCGCAAGTTGCTCCATAATAATTTTTGAAATCTGAGAAGTTATGGGTAGGGAGCCTATAGATGAAGTAATATCATCATTCTCCCCGGCAGTGAGAAGTCTCATGGTTACCTCTACATTTTGTAATCGTGAGTTCTTCCAATCCTTGAAAGGTTTGAATTTTTTCGGAGGAGATTTTCCTTCGAAAATTAATTGATCTAACGGGTTCATGATTAAACCCCTCCTTTTTAAAATGTTTTAGAAATTTGAAAACTTAAATCACTTCTGTGGGCCAGAGAGTGATATCCTCTGCGTTGATAGTGGTACCAACAGCTACCGTCTTGCCGTATCGTGTAATCCAACAATCTTTCCACGTATACGTCTTAACGGTTCCATCTGGGTGATAAGATTTTTCAACGATGTCTATAGGATCGACGATATCTTGCAGAGTTTTTACGTCATAACCAAAGGCATCAGTTGCGGCCTCTGTGTAAATTTTTGATTTTGCAATGGTAATTTCAAAATCAGTAATCCCTGGAACGATTTCAATAATCGCGCCGCCATTGTTAGCTATTTCTCTTAATCTGTCCGCCGTTCTTGTTTGTGAGGGATTAAATCGTTGCAAAGTTCCTATTTTTACACCATTCGCTTTAATCTCATAGCTATAATAAACTTCTGTTTTTGTATTTGGTTGTAAAGGCATTTTTCACCTCCTTAAAAATTTTTATATTTCTTCAACAATTAAAGATTTTGTACAACTTTTTCAGATCTCTCCTTTTTTAGACGTAAGTGTAGAAAGTTACATCAATCCATTTAAGCCCGTACAGATACTTGATAGAACCGGTAACTTTAATCTTACGGGGCTCAGTAGAATCTTGTGTGGCACTTATCTTTTTCTCTCCGGTAGATGGGTCGTTTGTTTTTCCGTATGCATAAATATAACCGTCTTTTACGTAAGAGCTCCATATTGACGCAACTGCCGATTCTACATCAGATGGGGTATCCGAAGTCACAACAACAGCTTTATTTCCTTTACTTTTGATAAATCTATCATAGAGAGAATCTCTCGTACCTTTTCTAATCCACCCATCTGTGGAAACGATTGCCGGCTCTTGGGTGTCCGCTGAAGTTCCGTCTGTAGTAATGTCATCTCTTGCAGTAACTACTCCCATATGAGAAACAATCAAACTCACATTATTCGCACCAAATCTATCCATGTAGTAATCGTCATATTGGTCGTCTGTAATCGTTAATCCCAAAATTGTCTTTCCGTGTATTGGATAAATAACTTTCTCTTGTCCGCATCTGGAACCAGCTATCGCAGCCGCACAAAATCGTCCGTTGAGAGTAAGATTTGAACTTGCTCGGGCGACACCATTTGCTGGCCCGGCTAAAGTAACATATTTATGAGAAATTGCAGTAGAGTAATTGGCGTGGTCATTTGTTTGGTCTGCATCCGTAGATGTTGAAGAAAGGGCATTTCTTCCTAAAATACATTCTCTCTCTTTCCCTTTAGTAGGTATACTCATTTCAATACAGTGATTCTTAACATAAGCATCAACAGTGGCATAACTTCCACTCGATGCAGATCCTAAATAAATAGGAATAACAAATTCTATATTTAAAACTTTCTTTAATAAATCTAAAGATGTCTTAAACTGCGCAGGTGTACCACTACCACTAATTTGAACGGCAATTACGGCCGGTGACCCATTTTCAAGGCCTAAGTTACAAGCAATTGCTAATGGGTTGGTTAAAGACTCTTCCCCATAAAAGTCAGTAACTTCAGATGTGTCCACAAATGTTTGAGGAGCATAATGGGTCGAATCTACATTGTAAGTATAACTTACGTAGTAAACTTCGTCTTGACTTGGAGGTGTGTAACTTCCTGAAGCGGTAACTTGTGTCCAATACAAGTGATCATAACTCTCGTCTGCAGAAGCCGCAACGTAAGTCCAAAAAGTTGTTGCCCCGCTGCTACTTGGAATGAGAGTCCCTTGACTATTTGGTAGCGTATACACCTCAATCGTATTAGAAGTGATATTTTCATTGCATAAATAATCCTTTGAGGTACTTCCACTACCTGAGGCTCTTTGAACGGCACAATCGTCCTTATCAACCGTTGTAGGCGCTATACCTAAATAGGCCGGAATTTTAACATCGCTAGCCAAATTAACTATTCTCGCATTAGCAACACTTTCTACTTTAACACCAGGCTTTCTATAAGTACTCATATTCTAACCTCCTTTTACAAAAATATTATCTTCAAATCTTTATTCATAAAACTCAGATTCAAATATATAAACATCTTTTCCTTCCATTGCTTCTTTCTCTGCTGGATCAAGATCATCTACAGAATCAAGTAACTTTTTAACCGGTTGTAACTTCCAATCATCTTGTAAATACTCCTGAACTTCTGCATCTTGTTTAACTTTCTGTTGAGCCTCCAAAATATTTCTGGCTTTTATAAAAATTACAGCTTCATACTCTTTCTGATCATCTATAAGGACAGTACTAAAAACAGATTCACTTTGTGCAAATTTTCCCATTCGTCCGTAAGGATTCCAAGACATATTCTTCTCCTTTTACAAAATTTATTTTTATACTTCTTCAAGTTATTTTTCCTTTAAAAATAGACCGGAAAATGCGCTTCAATAGATTCTTCTGCATCACGCCTTATAGTGTATTCATCCGCTAATTCTTCTTCAGAATATTCCCCATTTGCTTTCTCTTTTTCAATATATCTGTCTATCAACGTTTTTCGAGTTTCTTCCGGGATATCTTCCCACCAGAGACAAAACGGATAATCTTCATAATCTGCTTTCTTTTCTATTCTTCCGTAAGGATTCCAAGACATATTCTTCTCCTTTTAATATCCTGTTACATCAACTTCAATTTCTTTTAATGTTTCAGTGGAGTAATCCTGATACCAATGACCCCAACAACGCGCGCCTATATTAACTACAAAAATATTTTGATCCCCCCTTTTCCTAACAGTTACGCCACCAAAAGAAATGTCTGAAAGGTAAATACCTTTTTCCGCTAACCACCCAGTATGCTTGATATCTGTTTGGTCGGTTCCACTTCTCAAAAGTTTGGTCTGTCGGGAAAGTAACAGATACATAGCAACCGTGTCAGCTAAATCTTTTGCGGTTGCCTCATCTTTCGCGGCAGTATCTATAGTCAAGTTTGATTCAACGCCTCCTCCCAATCTTTGGTAAGTTGCTCCTTGTATCGCGCCAATTGGAGTCTTTGCATTATCTAAAATCCAACTACCTGTATTGTATGCAATATTACTTCCACTTCCACTTGCAAGATAAAGTTTATAAGGACTAAGAGCATCACTTTGTAACGTTAACCATCCAGAAAAGTCTTTTTCTAATCCCTTAATCGAATCAAAATCAACTCGTCTCAAACCCGGTGCTGTTTCTGAAAATCCTTTTATAGAACCGGAAGTTAATATTGTGGAATCCGGTAAATTACCAGATCCGGAAACGAGACTTACTAAAATATCTCCTTGTATTCCTCCATCGGATGCTAAAGTAAAAGTGGCGGACTTTAAATTTCGGGCAGAATCTGATGTAAAATTCGTCGCCCACATTTTATTGCCACTTCCGCCAATTACTCCGTAGTCATCAAAATCAACTCCTAAACTTTGTTCATCCACAACGTTTGGGAGACAATCCGACAAACTCAAGACGTTAGATGTTGCAGGACCAACGGAGATAACAACTACTGGATACTCCTCTCGTTCTCTGTAGTAATTCTCATAAACATGAGCACGATGAGTTTCACCAAAGCTTATGTCAACTTGTCCAAAATCAACATTTGTCCACGAAGTCTGGCGTTTTAAGACTCTTTTCAGATATTCCACCACTTCGTGCTGAATTTGTGTCGCGAATCTATAAAACATATTCTATTTAATTATCGTGTTTTTTACTAAATAATTCTAACATAAATTATAAATCTAACAACTTATACACAATATCTGTAAGGTTCAATCTATCCGTATCAAACTCTTGATGAAGTAGGTTTCCGCGAAGTCTAGAATCGTTCCAATTCTTTACTCTAAAGATAATATTTTCGTTGTTTCCCGTAGTTCCTACTATCAAATCACGATCGTTAACTCGCGGGGTTGGTAGTGTCCAGTGTCTCGTTGCTCGAACCATAACTAAACCCTCAGTATTTATTTGTAAATCCTCTTCAACCTTAGGAAATCGTACTAAAATCTGATTTAATAGAACATAATCAGTAGCATCACAAGTATATAAATTAAATCCACCTTCCCATCCCGTACCGTAACAAATATCACATTGCATATTGGGTTCATTTCTATCTTCTTCAACACAAGCACATCTAGTTGTATAAGAGTACTTTACTACACTCCCAGACGGGTCGTACCCTTCGGGAAGAACAATTTTAACAGCCTTGTCTGTTTCGACCGTTACAATAAATTCATTTGTTTGTACTTCGTCTATCTCTCCATCGAGTCTTGTTTGTTCTACATCATCAATAAAAACACGCACTCCAACTTGAGTATCGTTGCTCCAAAATCTTAAATCTGGGTGATTAAGGCCGCTTGTCCAAATAGTTTTTGCATATTGATTTCCTGTTTCATCCCAAGAAGAAATAGTGGCTAAGGGAATGCTAGACCCAGAAGACTTCCTTTGAAAGAGGTAAACCGGTTCTCCTCCTTGGAGTAACTGGGTTTTGTGAGATTCCGCTATGTAAGCGAGAATCTCCGGGTCCACCATTTGGTAATAATCGTCCGTTATTTGGCTCAAATTATTCTAACTCCTTCAATCTTTCTTCCAACATTCTTGTAAAGTATCCTAACCAAAATATTCTTTTCACATTTACTGAAGCATTACATTTATTGCATAAAGTTATTAAATTACTTGGGTCACAATTCTTTTTATTATAGTCCATATGATGCACAGCTAATTTCTCTCTACTTCCACATTTTTGACAGGTGTAGTCGTCTCTGTTCTTAATTTGTTCTTTCAATTCTTTATTAAATTCAAATGGGTAAGGTTCATTACCTGTACCACCATTCCAATTATAATGATTCTCTGCTTTGTTCCACTTGCTAAAACATTCAAAACTACAGAAAGCTCTTTTCCTAAACTTTTCTATTTCAAATTCTTTCCCACAACCTTTACAAATTCGGACTTCACGATGATCTTCTTTTTTACATTCAATACTACAATGGATTTGGGTTTTTAATTTTCGTGGTCTCCAAAATTCCTTTCCACAGTAAGCACATTTTATATAAACACCTTTTCCTTTGTTATGAGGAACTAGATGCTCATGCTGACATTTTTTGGAACAATACTTTCTCCCTTTTGCTTTCCAGGGCACCAAATCAAATTTCTTACCACAATTAAGACAAGTTACAGTAACGGGTGGTTTACGATTAGGGGAAGGTTTACCTCTCCAAGGAGCGTTTAAAGAAAGCTTCCTCTTCGTCTCTTCAGAAAGTTTCTTACCCATGTGACTTCGACTTCGTCTCTCTTTTTGTTGTTTAGCCTCTTCGGAGCCATAAATCTCTTCGTATGTTTTCCCTTTAAGACTATGTTTTCTCTTTACCTCACTCATCTTAGATTTTCCTTTAAGTTATCTTAGTTAAATATTTAAAGCGATTTCTAAGTTTCATTAGTTAACTCGTTATATTAGAACCACTTACGAACTCCACGAAGAGCTCGGTCAAGAGATCTGGGATATCCCACCGTACTTGAGAACTGACCCTCCATTCGTAGACTCGATAAAGCCATAACCTTTTTCGTTTTCTCTAACATCGATAGATATGCAGTTAGTAAAGGCCCCCAAATTCCTGAATACTTTCCACTTCTGTCTCTTCCTATAGAAATTCCATTATCGGAATAAGTAAAATGTTTCCCGGCTTCCAAAATTGACAATCCAATCAACCCCCAAATGACACCACCAAGCTCAATCAATCCAAAATATTGTTCTGGTAAAGTACTTGCACTATACGAAGTCACCATGGGCGGGAAGAAATTAAATTGGTCTATCGAATTTTGAACATATGTTCGTAATTCGGCGTCTTCATCTGGAAATTTATCTTGGTATTGATTTATTCCCGGTTGCATGAGTAATTTGTCTCTCATTCCTCTTACTAAAACAGCTTCTTTGATTGAAATTTTTGTACTTACAACTCTAAAAACTTGAGGAACTTCTTGGTATGTATATTCTTCTTCAATTGTTCCACTCCAAAAAGCGCCGTAGTAACCAAAAGACGCATCTGTTCTTAATTTAATATCCAAATAGTAAACACCGGTTGAGCCCGATACAACAGTGGGAGTTACATTATTTAAACTTACACCGTCTGAATCTGTTACAATGGTATCATCTTGAAAGCGTACAGTTACTCCTGGGTCGACAGGAGTAGTTGCTACGCCAGCAGCATTTTTATAAGTCGTGTAAATTCTTTCTGGTTGTCCCCTATAAATGTATTGCATAAATTACTCCTCCGTTCTCTCTCGATATTCTTTTTCATCAAGTCTTTTTAAATCTTTTTCATTCAATTGTTTATTAATCACAACCAACCCAAACATATCCGTTCCTTCAAAACCCGGGTGGTCGTAAATGTACACACCATATTTCGCACAAGCTTTTTTCATCCCCTCTATTAACCCTTCGATATCTTTCCAGTCAGAAGCAACAACCTCATAATCAAAACCTAGTTCTATAGGCTCCCCAATATCCGACATTACCCCATATTTTTTATAAGGATTAAAATCCATATTACCCCCCCTTTGGTCTTCCGGGTTTAATCGTCCCGCCACCTAATTCATCCCAGAGACTGCCAGCCATTGCTGTATCTGGGGTGGCGTCAGCATTAGCAATAACACCTTTACCTTCTATAGATATCGTTAATGCCATTTATTTTATTCCTTCAACCGTTTTATAAACTTGTAACAAATAATATGCTGTATCTCCTGGATCACATTTTCTCGTTATTGGACTCACATTACAATGTCCTAAAAATCTCGTTATCGTTGAAACTTCAAATTTTAAATAATCTAACAACTGTATAGTTGAAACTATTTGGGCATCCGATGGGTCTACTCTCGTCTGTTTTTCTCCTAAGGAAGAGTGAGAATATTGCTCAAAATTTCCGGTTCTTTTAAAGCAAAAAAATTTGCCCTGAAGGGCAATACCTATCCCCCTTGTATTTGCTCCCTTCGCATGCCACACTATATCAGTTAACCTATTTGCTTGATATATCATTCCGTTTGGATATGTAATATGAAAGTGGTACGTAAAATGAGGACATCCCTTTTTTGAAATATGATTCGGCCCAATATCGTAGTGATTAATTTGTTCTAAAGTTGCGTAAGTATCCGAAGTATGCAAAACAACAGTATCAACCTTATCAATCTTTCGTATATCCCATTTCCTTGTAGGATGCCACTCTAAATCATCAATAGCGTTCACTATTTGTATTTTAGATGAACGCGCCTTTTTAAACTGGTTTTTTAATAATCCGTAATGAAAATTTCCTATTTCTTACCCCCGTTTGTCTTTCTTTCCCACGCTGCTGTAAAACCTACACCCATCCAAACGCCAGCAACTATCGACATACATATTGCAAACTCATTTACAGTCGTACATAAAGGTAATCCTTTAAACCAAACCATAAAAGTTACAATAGTGGCTCCTATAAATTTGCGCGACTTTCCCATACTAAATAAATTACTTACAAAGTCAACTACAGATACAGGAAATTGTTTTACCGATTCTTTAAAATTTTTACTTTCCACTCATATCCTCCTTTGCTTCTAATCTAACGTGATTATTTTGTAATATGTTTTTTGTCTGAAAGGAATTGAATCCTAACAGTGTAATTCCAGTCAAAAGAAGTACAATAATTGCCCATACAAATTTCATCTGTCCTGTTAATCTCCCAAGACTAAAAGCATTTTGCACTATTGTTTTAGCATTATCATCTTTAAAGTCTCCTATCGTTTTACATAGATTCTCAACTGATTTAGTGCTCTCGTGTATATCGATCCCCATGTGTTTTATATCCGCACATAGTGTTGCTTGTTCTACTTTTAGGTTTGATACATCTTTTGATAATTGCCCCGTTACTTCCTCTAATCTTTCGACCTTGACCCGCACAGTCTCTTGTTTAACCTTATCATTATTTCCATTTCCGTTGCTCATCACTCCCCATCTCTTTTTAAATTTTTATGATAGAAACATTAATTCTAGTCTTCTTAAAATTAAAATTCTCCGGAATTCCAATTGCCGGCAAGAAAATAAAGGAACCAAATCTGGTACCTATACCGATGTCAAATTTTGACAAATCAACATTATCAAAATCACTTATCAAACTTGAGTATCCTACCTTGTAACACCAACTAAAGAAACTTCTTCCCTCTTCAAAGCCAGAATATTTTACTTTTAAATCGTCAATTTTTAAAGTTGAATCGGAAGAAAATAAAACAGAAGTGTAAAAATCTTTACCTTCTTTTCTTATTTCTAAACTAAGTTTAAGGGGGTCTTTCTCGACTTCTACATAAGCAAAGGGTGGGCTGGTAAGTGTGTACCCGGATACACGGGTTGCTCCTTCTTTTTTATCAAAAGAAACTCGATAACGAATAACACTGTCTGCAAAAATCGTTTCTTGTGTTGCATTTTCAAAGTTAAAGATTACTTTTTTGTAATGACCAATTAAATCTGCCTGAAGTCGTATTTTGGCGTCATCAAATTTAAATTTTTGGGAAGCAACTAAAACGGTGTTGGCGTCTAAAACTCGAATACGATAAAGATCAGTTCTTAGTCGTTGTATTTCTCTAGATTGGGACCAAGTTTTGTAAATAAAGAAAATAACAAAAAGAGATATGACAAAGAGAATAAAACTAAAAAAAATCGTCTTTATTCGAGAAAACATTTATTTCTCCGCCATAGGTTTAGTTCTTACTTCAGTTTTGGGAAGTTGATAATCTTTTTCAACTCTCTTTCCATTAACTCGAAAATCTTTTGGGGTTGGAATTTCTTTCGATCCTCTGGATATGGAAGCATTTATCTCTTCATCTTCTTTTACAGCTTTTAAAATTCTTTCTTGATCTTCAATCTTTGCTTGGCGCGATGCAACTTTTCCTTGCTCTATTTTTTCGAAAACAGATTTGTCTATCTTCGATTCGTATTTATAGGCTGGAGTAGAGTGGGCTGTTTTCTTTTCTTTTGTAATTTTAATATTTGCACGTGTAAAGGCTCCAACATCTTCAGCTTTTGGAATCTTTTTTATTCCACGCTTTATTTCTTTTGGGGGTTCTGGTAAATCCATACCCTCTTTGTAATCTAAAAGCCACCCCTCTTTAAAAGATGCACTTAATGATTTTGAATTCTCAACATCCTCTTCCCTAAACCTAGACAAATCAAAAGGCTCATAAGAAGTAACTATAATAGAGTGACTGCCCAAATCATCAATAGTTACCTCATAACCTTTTTCTGCAATAATCAAATTTCCGGTTCTATTTATTTTCACTTTTTTCCTCCTTTGATTCGGAAGTTCTTTGCATAACTTTAAAAATAATAACAGGGAGATCATTCCAGGCATCCCCTGTAATATCTCGAACTAAAGCCTTCATGGATTCTGCGCGCTTGGAGTCTGAAAAACTTGCCTCAATCACATTGTAAATTCTTCCTCTCATGCGATTAAAAGTATCGTTAACGGCTTCTTGAACTGAAGTTAACAAGAGCGTTTCCTTTACTTGACTTCTATTTACTTCGCGGGACTCTTTTTTTGACAATTTTACTCCTTTCTGATTAAAGGAATTAAAGGGAGGGATATAAAATCCCTCCCTATTTACTCTTACGGTGAACCTGTATAAGTTCCTTTAGCCACACCATTGGAATTAACAATAGTCATTCCAATATTCTCATAACCAACATAGGCTATAAGAGCACGTTTAGGTTCGTCATCAGGCATCAAAATAACGTCAGTCCTAATAGGCATTACACCGAAGAATCTAGGCTCTGTCATACAGAAAACTGTATTCTTAGGAACCTGTCTGCTTACAACGATGTCAACACCCCACAGACGCGCCCTTAATCCGGACTCTATAATCTCTCTCATAGTTACTGGGTCGATTTCGTCACGATCCCAACTCAGTAAATGGGTATAAGAAAGTGGATGCATAAGAAAACTATAAACAGGAAGATCATGCTGAATAATCTGCGCAAAAATCTTTCTTAGAAAAGCCTTAGAAACACCAGCAGTTGACGTTTGTACGGGGTTGTTTGTCGTGTTAGCTGTAACAGTGGTATCACAAAGAGCTAAGAACTGCGAATCTTCTTCCAACTGAATCTCAATTCTTATCTTCTCTTGAAGCCTGTCCAGTACATTAAATCGTCTTTGCTGAATCTCAGAAAGTCTAATTCCATTAGGCGCAAATATCTCCCATGTTTCAGGTGAAACATATGTTCCTTCTGTAATAAACTCAATAACTTCACCGCGCTTACTTATAGTTGTAGCAAAAGCGTCGATGTCTCTATCATATCGTGCTATCTGACCTTGAGCTAGAACATCAATCTCAAAGTATCTTCGACACATTCCTTGATAGTCAAGCTTCTCCCTTATAGGAATAGCCATCTGTGCGCCTAAAGCCTGTCTTGCACTCTCTTTCATCAGAGACTGCCAAATCTGCGAGTTATCAACGGCTTGGTTGTATGTAGTGTAAGGATCATTCAATGTATATCCACCAGTCTTTTGTGCGAATCCTGTTCCAGGTTGTCCTGGCTTACGTCCAGGTAAATATGCACTTCCTTCTTTTTTCATTCTTTTTTACACCTCCTTTTCTTTATAAATTTTTTGAAACTTTGCTTACCTGGACTGAACTTTATATTTTAACTTCTTACTCTTTCAACTTAGATTCTCTCAATCTTACGCCTCTTCTACGCAGGAGGAGCCCAATCAGATATCCCAGGAGTACCCTTTCCGATTGTATATTCTTCCCCAGATTCTAAATCTTTTGCAACTGATTGCAAGTGACTTATTACTTGTTCAAATGTATCAAACCATTCAGCATTAATGAAATCTGGCATTCCTGAACTCACACTAAAGTTTGCTACATACCATTTTTCTTCTTCTACTTCATCTTCTTCATCTTGCGCCCTTTTTATTCGAGAAGATTCTTTTAATCCAGTACCTCTTTCTGGAAGCAGTTCTTCTATCGGAGTAGCTTCAATCATCTTTTCGGCGTCTTCTTCTGAAACTTGATAATGATTCATCACCCTTTCAACGTCAGACTTTGGTTGGCCGAAATTTCTTTCCGGTTTGTGTCTAAAAAAGAATCGCTCTTGAGGAATTGTGGCTTGTTTTGTTTTTTTGGAAGCAAAATAAACTCCCATACCTGAACCTTCTGACTCTTCTATCGCTTCATACCCTACTTGCCCTTCATTTACCAATGCATCAACAGCGTTTGAAATTTCTTCTAAGTCATAGTTATCCCCAAATACACTTTCTAAATCGTTGTCGTCAACTCTACCAACTTCCTGAATATATTCAAGAATTTCTGACTTCAAAGAATCCTCGTCTTCGTCCTGTGCTTTCTTTTTCAAAGAAGATTGTTTTCTCAAACCTTTCTCGATGTCTCCTACTTTTTGTACTTTTGTAAGAAATGTACTTCCCATACTAACTCACCTCCCTATCAGTTCTTTAGGAACTACTTTTTTTATTCTTATAGTAAATGGATGTTTCCGATACACTATGGCCTTACCTCTTCGTAACATCCTGCCGGCCTTTCCTGCGTGGGTCGGTAGTAATTTTTGGTACCCCCAATCAATAACTCTAACATGTACATGGTGTTTCGTTCCATCCAATTTAATTTCCTTCCAAATTTAGTCCCTCTCGAAACCAATACAAAATAAATCTCATAGAGATTTTTTCTATATTAAATCTTCAGTACGAAGCCCAACTGATAATTATTAGCTGCTGTTGGTACTTGGAACATCCAACCGACGTACTCAGCTGCGGTCAACGAACCAGAACCGGAAGTTGCTGTAAGTTTGCCATTTGAGCTAAGAAACAGTACATTTCCAGGTGAACCCGATTCACAATCTGTCTCATAAGCTTTGTATGTGGAACTGTCAGCGTGGTCAATATACATCTTGCCCCCGCCGTAACAAACTGTAACCTTACTTCCAGATGGAATAGTTGCTAATTCGGTGTCGTCGTCGATAATTATACCGGTGACGTTGTTAGTTCCATCGTTCAAAATAACTTCACCCTCATTAGAGCTGTCCCACATAGCAAACTGTCCGGGAAGCCATGCTGTAGTTATTGTTGCAGCAGATACATCAAGACTGTCTTCAAAACCGAAGAATCCTTTTCTAAGAACTTTACTCATTACTTTTCACCTCCTTTACATGAAATTTTTGATTAAATTTCACTAAAGAAATTTACTTTCTTGTAGGTATTCCTCTTGATCTTGCATAGAGATCGTCATAAGACGTTCCCTTAGACTCTGCTGTCTTTCTTAAAGTATTAAAATTAAATTCCTGCTCTTCCGTAGTTTGTTGATTCTCCGAAGAAGTCTTTGTCAATTGTGGAACAACTCCTACGCCCGCAGCTCTTCTAACTTTGTCTTTTGCTCTTACTACCGCGTCGCCTAACTCCTTTGATGATGTTGGATCAACTCCGCCATATCCTTGAAAACCTTTGCTGTGGTATTCAGAAGCAAGCTTTTCTGCACTTGTAACGCCGTCTGGAAGATTAGCAGTGTCTCCTTCTTTCAAGCCCTTAGCAATTGGTTTCTCTACACTAGGTCCGGATACAACTGGAACGCTTTTGGTTGAGTCATAAGAAATTCCACTCTCGGTGTCGTGCTCTGATGGAATCTTTATTGCGGTTAAAATTTTAGAATCTGTAACAGGAAGTTTACTCGTTGCCGATAATGTTTTTTGATAATCTTCAGGAGAAAGATCCATTATTGCTTTTGTTTCTTCGACCAATGCTTCTTTCGTAAACGGAACAAGTCCTCTACTAGCCTTAATTCGTGCAAGTTTAAAAGCTTGTTTTGCGTGTGCTTCCCTCTGGGCCTGAGATGTTAGTTGTCCGGCATATGAAGCGTCGCCGTAAGCTTTGGTGTAGTATCCTTTAAGATACCCAGGACTTACATCACCTTCTGCGGCTTGTTTTCTAAGAAGTCCACTATTCTTTTGACTTTTTGGAACCTTGTCCCAAGCTGTTTTAGATGCATACTCATCCGGTGAACCTTTAACTTTGTTTTCCTTATCTTTGGCATAGTCATACGCAGAAACCCAAGTTTTTTTAAACTTCTTTTTTTGCGCGTCAGAAAGTTCATCTATCTTTTTCTCCATAGATTTAGGAAAATCTTTAGCTGTCTTTCTCAAAGGAAGATTTATAAGACCTTCTCCTGTAAGAGAAGCGATTACCCATCTACCACTAGACTCTTTTTGAACTGCAAAGATTCCTTTTGAAGATACTAAACTAGCAATTTTACGACCGTAAGAATCGGAAGTAAACGCCTTATAGTTTTCTAAGGTCATGGCTCTTGGGTCAGCGTCACAAACATCTTCAAACGATGCAAACACTACAGGTCCGTTCCCTTTTCTAACTCTCCAACCAGTTCTTGCTGGGATGCTGCCGTGAATTAGATTCAATTGCATCTGCTCTTTTGGTTCTCTTTCCATTGGTCCATGAGGTCTTGGAGTCGAGTGTTCTTTTGTTCTTTGTCCTTTACCTTCGGTGTCAAATGCATTCCATTGTTTAACCTCGTAACTACCTAAACCGGTGTCTTTGTTCATGTCTTTCGTAAGATAGTCTCCTTTGTCTTCTGCCTTAGTCACAGGTTCAAAGGATGCTTCTTTCTCATTTCCAAAGGTTGTTTTGAAAAAGTTAAAAGCTTTCTTAACTCTAGAAGCGGCCTTAACTGCAAATGAAATCTCATCGGTTGGGGAGAGACTTGGTACGTCACCAATGTCTACCTCCTCAGGTTCAATATCAAGTTCGGACGACTTCTTATTCTTAACTTCTTCCGGAATGACCTTTTCAACATCGTCCACTATGTCTTCTGTTTTGTCAATAGCCTTTTGAACGTCTTTAATGGTTTGTTTTGCTTCATCAGCAAACTTCTCACCCTTTCTTGCCTTTCTAGTTAGCCTCTTTGCTTCTTTTGACTTTCCTGAAAGATCTTCTTCTACGGTGTCAAGACTTTCGTCAGCTTTCTCAAGAACCTTTTTGTCCTTCTTGTCAGCTTCATCTTTGGCATCATCTATAATGTCACCAAGCGCGCCTGCTGCATCCTCTGTTAAATCTACAGCATCATCAATTTTCTTTGTATCTTCCTCGGACATCTTTTTTCTCGATGCCTTCTTGGCGTCGTCAAGAGTGTTTTGAGCCTCATCAAGAGTTTCTTTAACATAGTCTATTGTTCCCGGTTCAGCCTTTTCATCTTTTTCATCTTTTTCGCCTTTAGGTTTCTCGTCTTTAGGCTCGCCTTCAGGCTTTTCGTCTTGAAGCTTTTTAATATTCTCAAGAACTTCGTCTGCTTTCTTTTCCATATCTACCCTCCTTCCTTCTATTTTTGAAGCGTTTCTCACTCCGCTTTCTTCCTTAAAATTCATACCCAAAGGACTTTCAACTTGCTGGGTATGTTCCTTTGTTCTTTGTCCTTTACCTTCATTAGCAAATTCATTCCATTGTTTAACCTCATAACCACCTAAACCGGTGTCTTTGTTCATGTCTTTCGTAAGATAGTCTCCTTTGTCTTCTGCCTTAGTCACAGGTTCAAAGGATGCTTCTTTTGATTGCTCTTTTGGTTGCTCTTTTGGTTGCTCTTTCATTTTATCACCTCCCTTTCTATATTTCATTAAGTTTTCATAATATTCTGGAAAAATCTCTTTAAGTTTTGATTGCCCGAGAAGTTCTGAATCTGCGTTGTTGACTATATTTGTTAACTTATCTCTTTCTGTTGCAATCATCAACCACTTTGGGGAAGCTCCTTCTTTACTCTCATCCCACGTTTCTTTTAATGAGTCTATAGAGCTTCTAACATCCTCAAGATACTCATTTAATTGCTCAACGGATGTTATTGGTAATGCCGCCTTTTTCAAATTTGGTAGCCCCCTCTCTTGAAGTTCCTGTTTAAAAGAATCTAACAAATAGCCCATCTAATTCTCCTCCTTAAATATTTAAGACTGAAAAATTACCCTAATCTCCGTTGAGTACACGAACAACCAATAAAAGTTGCTCATTTGTAAAATTCCCCCAAGAACACTTTTTAGCGATTTTCTCTAAGACATGACCCCTATCAAAGGCTGGATTAGAAACTACACTCAATTCAAAAAATTGCAACCCATAATTTATTTCAAACACTCTGGCTAAAACCATGTGATTAGATTTTTTATTCAAAACTTCTTGTCTATCGTTTTCTCTTGGAAGAACCCACTTCAACCAAGGAGACTCAAAAGTTCCGTTTTTAATGAGTCCTCTTATTTGTTCCGCAGGAACAAGTTTTGTACCCCCCTTGTTCCACTTGATATCATCACAAAACTGATGTTCAAAATGGGCGGTGTTGCCACAAACGGAACACGTTGAATAATCTACGTTAGTACCCATTGAAACGTGTAAAGGTTCACCTTTGTCTATCTTGCGCCCAATTGTTGGAGCTCTTTCCTTATCTATTTTCATTAAAACCTCAATAGAGCCGTCTTTCTGACCGGGAACACCAAGCACATCAACACGCTCTCTATCAGGAATGTCAAACCAAGAAGAATATTTTTTAGGAAGATTAAAGGCGTTGAGATAGGATGCGGGAAGAGTACCAATACTATTACGTATATCATTACTCTGATGCTCTACAAAGGCATCCTTACCTTCAAAACTCTTGTACCCGTAATGCGGGCGGTCATCTATAAACTGGGAATATGGAAAGCCATCATTGTTTCCATTGTCCCCATCTATCTCTAAATTACCTATTGCGCGAGTTCTAATGTAGTAATAGTCTGGGTCAACGTTCTCAATGCGCTGAATATTGGACATCTTGTAAAAACGTCCAACATCCGCACTTTGTACAAGTCCGATAACTGTAACTGACGCTCTCTTAAGTAACATATTTCTATCTAATTATCGGAGAAAATTAAGAAATGTTCTAATGGATAAAAAAGTCAGGAAAAATAAGGAAGGAAATACAAAAGGAAGGAAATACAAAAGGAAGGAAATACAAAAGGAAGGAAATACAAAAGGAAGGAAATATAGAGCAAGGCGAGTAGGACTTACAGATTACAGCTTTCCATCTTGTGTTCTAGCCTATTACCGGAGGGTTAACGGTTACTCGCCTTGCTTTTACAATTAGTCCCACCAAGTTCTCATGTGTTTCTTTAAAAAACGGAATAAATAATCATAGTCTTGTTCCGTCGATGCTGGGTTCGTACAATCGTCTTCTAAAATTCTATCTAATAAAATTCTACAAACTTTAATTTCTTTTATCACATCCTCGGCGTCTTCAAAATATTCTTTATCAAGAGCAAAAGACTTCTCCATAGAAGATAGTTTCTTTCTCATAAGAACTAACAGGTACTCGAAATCCCAATCTCGGTCTCTCCATATGATAGGAAACCATTTTATTAAATTCTTAATTCCTTGGATTAGTGAAAAAAATATCATAATTATATCTCTTTTTGAAGAAGTTCAACTAAAAGGTGGCAAACTACAAGTTGAATCTCTTGTATCCTTTGAGTATTACTGCCACACTTTATGACAACATCACACTCAGGAGCAGAAGAACCGGTTAAAAAAATAACAGGCATCTTAAATGTTTGGGCTATCTCAACAGCTTTAAGAACATTCTTTGAAAGGCCGCTCGTAGTTAAACAAAACAGAACATCATTGAAGTGTGCGAACGCTGATATCTGTGTACTGAAAATATTCTCATACCCAATGTCATTGGCTAACGCCGTAATAACGGCAATGTCGGAAGATAAAGATATTGCGGGAAGAGAGTTTAGTTCCCCCGCAAACTGTCCAACGAGCTCAGCTACAAAGTGCTGAGACATGGATGCAGAGCCTCCGTTACCGCAAACAAGAAGTTTTCCACCGCTCGTAAAACACTTTTTCAATATTGCTAAAGCTTGGGAAATGTCTTCGACAGAAATTTTTTCCAAAAAGGTGTTGTTCGCTTTAACTATTTTTTTGATTTGTGTCTTGATCATTGTTCTCCTTTACTTCATAGAAAAATATTATCCAACTAATGGTTGGAACTATCTCCTTAATATTTTCCCAACCTACGCGTGCTATGAAACAATCTAGTGCAGAAGCAATATGCGGGTCCCCTCCAATTGTAAATAAAGCACTTTTTATTTTCATTCTACCCTTCTTAAAATTTCATCCCACGAAGGGGCAACCGTACCTACTTTTTCGATAACTATACTAGCGGCAATATTAGCCAAGTGTACACAATCAATCATGTCGGCGTTATTTGCAATTCCGAGTGACATAAGGGCAACTACCGTGTCACCCGCACCTGTAACATTGTAAACGTATTCAGCTTTGGTTGAGATGTCATAAATCTTTTGTCCGTCTAAAAAAGTCATACCATCTTCGCCTCGAGTAATGAGTACTTGATTTATATTAAAATTTTCTGATATAAAACGACAAGCTAATTCTGTATCAACAGTATTACTTACTAAGAACGCCTCTTTTTCGTTGGGTGTAACGAGGATAGACCCACGATAGGCGGAGTAATCTTCTCTTTTAGGATCTAATACGATAGGAACACCTCTCTCGTTACATTGAGATATTACAAAGCGTAAAACATCATCGGTAAGCACGCCTTTAGCATAATCAGAAAGAACAACAACATCTACTTTATCAATGTACTTTTTTATTTTTCTAATAATCTCTTGCTCTTTTTGAACGGATAACTTACTCGAAGTTTCTTCATCTATCCTCAACAGCTGCTGGGAGTGTGCAATTATTCTTCTTTTAATAGACGTTTTTCTTCCAAAGTCAAAAACAAGATCCGACGTCATCATCCTACTCAAACGTTTACCCGCAATATCTTGACCAACAACCGCTATAGTAAAAACTTCTCCTCCAAGAGTTCGAAGATTCTTTTGTACGTTTCCACATCCTCCGAGCATGAATTTACGCTCTCGGACTTTGGCGACCGGAACGGGAGCCTCTGGGGATATTCTATCTACATCACTAAAGACATATTCGTCCAACATCAAGTCGCCGACGACTAAAAACTTCTTCTTTGAATTTTGTAAAATATCAATAGTTCTTTTAAGATTCATTTTTCGACAAACTTTGGAGCAAATTCTTGCTCTACTTGAAAGCGGCGCAGAAGAGTTTGAGCGGCGCTATAAAGGTCTTTACAAACATAGTTGGGTTTGGACTTTGAAATATCTAAACCGTTCTTATCTAGTAATACAGTAACGGCGCCGAGATTTTTTCCCATTTGAATGTCCTCTTGGGAATTTCCAATAACAAAAGAACTCCAAGGAGTAATTTCAAATTTTTTACACGCCCGCAGTGCTAAATTGGGAGAAGGTTTCCGGGTTTCTGATTCTCCCGGAAGATCAGGGCTGTAGTAAATCCCATCTATCTTGACTTCGTAACGACTAAGAAGGAGATAACGCAACTTCTTATGGACACGATAAAGGTCTTCTTTTGTAAAGATACCGCGAGCAATACCTGATTGATTTGTAATCACTATAAGTTTAAAGCCGGCATTTTGAAGAAGATACAAAGCCTCTCCAGCGTTTGAAAGCAGGTCTACCCCGGCTGGGTCACCTAAATAGTTTTTATCTTTTATAATAGTGCCGTCGCGGTCTAGAAAGATTGCGCGATTCATTTTGCGTCCTTTTTAGCAGTATCGGCTATTGCTTGTTCTACGGCGTCTCCCATGCGTCTCAGAGGAGCATTCCATAATCCATAATTCCTTACAACCTCGGGAAATTCCTCAACGGGGTGTGGTAAAAGTTTTATAACTTTCTCTCCTTTCTTATTTGTAGAAACATCTATATGGCACAACTCGTGGTATATGAGAGCCATTCTTTGATTGTCATTAAAACTATTCCATGCTGTATCCCAAACGTACAAAATTACTTCAAATTTTGTTAAGAGATTAAAAACGGGGTCAGCTTTAGATACTTTTGCAGACCACGTACTCTTTTTCTTCTCTTCAAATACGGAAACAATATTTACATCGAGATTGGGAGCGAGATCGCTCACAATCGCATCTACTTCTGGAGCTAAATATACTCCGCTCATTCTTCCTCCTTTATAAAGTTAAAGTTATCTGGAAGTTTATTAAATTCATCAATCACTTCAGATATGTTAAGGGGCTTCCCCCACACATCCCAGCCTATATCAAATGACTTTCCATATGTATTCAACAAGCCATGAGAGTGCCCAAATAGGTGATAACTGTTGTGATGAGAAGCAGACCAAACTCTCATAGCATAATGACATAATATTATCCTCTCATGATTGTACTTTATTGTTTTAAGGTCTGAAACTGAAGTAAATAGCTTCCCCAATTTATCAATACTATTCTTGTAATCATGGTTTCCCAAAATCAAATTAACTTTCCCATTAAGTTGCGATCTGTATTTTGAAATTTCTTTCTCTTTTCCAAATCCAAAGTCGCCGAGATGGTAAACCTCATCGCCGGTATGAATTATGTTATTCCATATCTCGATAATCGATGCGTCCATTTCATTAGTAGATTTAAATCCTCTCATATCAGACATCAACTTATGGTTAAAATGAGTATCAGCTGTAAGGTATATCAGACTTTTCCTCCTCTCATATTACTCCTCTAAAAACTTTAACAAGATATATCATAAAAATAAACAAGCACAAAAATAAACCAAGAGATAAAATATCACTTAACAAATTTGATCTCAAAATAAAAATACCAAATAAATAAAGTAAACATTCCCATAAAAGTAAAAGAAACAAAACTACTATATAAAGTCTAAAGAACCACTTCAAAGTTCTCCTCCGTCTTCATATTCTATTTTACTTTTACTCAAAATCTCTACTTCCACAAATTAGAACTCTCATTACTATAAATAACAAAAATTTTAAAGAAATTGTTACAAAATATATTTAGAAAGATTTTCATCTTCTATGAGATCCTTTAACTTACTAACAACGTTCTTTTCTGTTATTTTAATTTCCCCGTAGATTACATCTGGCATTTCAAAAAGATAATCTTCTAATAACGTAGACATCACTGTTTGTAGTCTGCGCGCCCCGATGTTTTCGGTCTTCTCATTTGCACGAGCGGCGTAGTAGGCAAGTTTACATATAGCCTTTTTTGTAAAAGTTATTTTCTCTTTTTCTGTTGCAAAGAGACTCTCATATTGTTTTGTAAGAGCATTTTCAGGCTCAACTAATATTCTCTGAAAATCCTTTTCAGTTAAATTATCTAACTGAACTCTAATAGGAAAGCGCCCTTGCATCTCCGGTAAAAGATCTGAAGGTTTTGACATATGAAATGCGCCCGCTGCTATAAAGAGGATGTGATCAGTTTTTACAAATCCATATTTCGTCATTACAGAAGAACCTTCTATGATAGGAAGTAAATCACGTTGAACGCCACTTCTTGAAACGTCTGGGCCACCTTTACTTTCTCGCCCGGCGACTTTATCAATTTCATCTATAAAAACGATTCCAAAGTTTTCAGTTAGCTGTTTTGCTTCTTCGACTACTTTTTCTTTATCTACTAACTTGTCCGTTTCTTCTTTTACAAAAATTTGAAAAGCTTCATAAACAGTAACCTTCTTAGTTTGAAAGTGTTCTCTACTTCCAAGGTCTTGGAGAAGACTTTCAAAACCAATTCCAAGAGGAATAGCAGTAATCCCTGGGAATGTCTCTTTTTTCTCTATTTCTATAACGGCGGTATCTAACTTCCCTTCGAGAAATCTCTTTTGTAAATCTTTTCTCAAACGGGGGTCTTCCTTTTTAATTTTCTTGGGCTGAGGGAGAAGAATATTTAAAAGTCTTTCTTCAGCTCCTTTTAGAGCCTTTTCTTTTACGAGTTCTCTCTTTTCCTTTTTAACCATGGTCACGGCTATTTCCATCAAATCCCTAATTATAGACTCAACATCCCTTCCAACATATCCAACTTCTGTAAATTTTGAAGCCTCGGCTTTGATAAAAGGAGAGGCTGTCAAGCCCGCAAGTCGCCTAGCGATTTCTGTCTTGCCTACGCCTGTGGGTCCAATCATAATTATATTGTTAGGCATTATCTCATCTTTCATTTTAGTGTCAACTTGTTGTCGACGAAATCTATTTCTCAAAGCAATAGCAACCTTCCTCTTTGCAAGGTCTTGCCCAATAATAAATTTATCAAGCTCCTTAACTACTTGTTTTGGTGTAAGACTATTTACCATTATTTGCCTCCTACAATTTTTCTACAATTAGTGAAATGGGGTACTCTTCTTCCCACGCTCTTCCTTTCTCTGTTATACTCCATCGCCATCTGTTTCTTACTTTTTTCCCATTTATAAAACCGCCGTTCTTCAAGCCTATTAAGGCGTTGTGGTCGTTTCCATTCTTCATATCATACCATCCGCCACACGCTTCTTTTGTACCGACGGGATTAGTAAAGTGGCTGAGATTGTGTAAGATTCTTCCTGCTCTGCTGGTAGGCCCTGGATTCTTTATAAACAAATGCTTATACAAATTAGCTTTATACATTTCTTTTTTAAATCTCCTATATGGTCCTGTCATTTCTTTTCTTTCTCATACAACACTTTTTATATTTCTTACCACTGCCACAAGGGCAGGGGTCGTTTCTTCCTACCTTCTTTGTCTTTGATTCTATTATTGGAGCCTTTTGAACTCTTTCAGTAAAGAGAATACCATTCAAGTGATCTATCTCGTGCTGGATGGCGACCACAACAACTAACGGGTCTATGTGGGAATCAAAGCATACTTTACCTAGATTATCATCCTCAACAACTATATGTTTGTATCTTACTGTGTTTTTTCGAACTCCCGGAAGGGAAAGGCACCCTTCTCCCAGGAAAAGAAATTGATCGTCCATCTTAACAATTCTTGGATTTAACAAATGATACTCGTTAAAAATGGTTTTAATCATAGCAACCCTCTTGTAAACTGAGGGATTCAACTGAACAGCAGACAACCCAACACCATCTTTATGATTTGCTAAAACTTGTTTAAGATCTTTCCATATCTTTGTAGCTTCTTCTTTTGTAGCCTCAGTACTCGGTTCTTTTAAAGAAGCAATATTATAATTAATGTCTTTCATTTTTCTTTTTTTCATAATACCTCTTCATTGCATTTTTTCCTTTTTCTGTTTTTGAATATTTTGAAACCGCCTTCTTAACAATTGTCTTTCCCCACTGAGTGCTATAATACTCTTTCATATGAGCACTGTTACACCTCTTACAGATGTTAGCCTTACCATTCTTACTTCTCTTGTTATTGTGAAACTCGGACAGCGGCAAGATGGGACCGTCGGGATGAACACACCTATCTCCGTTACTACACTTCTTTGTAATTAAAAGGTGAGCACTAATAGTTATCATCTTACAAGTCTTTCTCCTCAATATACTTTCCTAAGGCGTCATAGGTTGATATAACCTCTTCATCCGTTAGGGCTATACCTTTACCGAATCGAAATTCTCCGGTGTTCTTATCAAGATACATATGACGGATGTTCACTTTAGGCTTGCCATTGTTCCATTTTAGAACACCTATGAAGAACGGGCTTTTGTCATCCTGTATTTTCTTAATCTCTTTAATTACTTCTACTGTTATTTCCTTTTTCATCTTTTTCTCCTTTATTATTATTAATATTATATAAGAAATACGCTACAGAGAATCAAGTGTTCTGTGAACAATGATGAGATCTTTTAACTCCTCGATGTACTTATCCAGCTTCTTATATCTTTTCTCGTACTTTTCTTTTAGTTCTTTTAAGGTTTTAAGCACCTCCTTTTTATCGAAAAGATTAATTTTTGATAAATCTTCTATCCAAAGATGACCATCCACAAAGGAAGGTCCGAACTTAACTACATAATTTTCTCCTTTAGCAATTCCTTTCTTTGACATTTTATGGTCATTTATCTTAATTGTAATATCCTTCTTGTTCTTTACACTCTCTATATTCTTCTTTGCACTAGTCTTCTCTGGTATCTTTGATAGCAATTCTTTTATAATTCTTTCGTAATATTCTATAAAGTATTTTTGAACTTCCCCAGCAGATTGTTTTATTTCTTTCATTCTTTTATCCTTATTACTTTACCGAATGGTGGTTCAGCAGTGCTATCAACTAAAATCCAAAGAGTCTTTGCTATTTCACTACCCGGATAAGTTGTATAGCCGTCTGTTAGATTTATAACCACTTTACAGTTTGGCTTGTTCTTTTTAATCCACTCATAAAAGGGTCTATGATCTGTCCCACCGCCGCCTTTCCAAGCCGCTTCACGAAGTTTCTTCAGATTTCCATTTTCGACAGGTATTATCTCGTGTATTTTCGCATCTCCGATTAGAACTGTTGCTCTACAGTTTGCTGAAGAGTTAACTATAGCAATTAACTCCGATACAAAGCGAGTTAGTATCTTCTTAGATATACTACCGCTTGTATCAATAGTAGTAACTATTTCAAGGTTCTCCCGCTTTACTCCCGGCAGATATATGCCCGTAGCTATTGCTCTCTTAGATGGATACCCCCAATTCCAATCGACAGGAAGTTCTCGTGTAATGAATTCACGAAGTATCGCGTACCATGGGATTTGAGGTTTTAATATTGCATCCACTAGTCTTTGCATACCAGCAGGAGTATTTCCTTTTAATTGAGCGTGTGTCCACGCCTCAATTATGATATCTTCCCAATTCTTATCATCTTTTATATCTTTCGCATCTCCCGTTGGTACTACTATACTAATTCCACCTGTACCTTCTTTGCCTTCTCCTTTACTCGCTCCCTTACCTGCAGCCCCACCGTCAACATATATATGAATATCAAACCCTTTATTCTTTACCTCAGGCAATAACTTGTAAACTTCGTTTGCTGTCTTATCACTTATTTTCTCAATTTTAACTCCCCCAACAGTTATTTGGTCATTCTTTGGAATAAACCCGCCCTTAGGAAGAGATAATCCGTTTTGAATTATCATATTATTGATAACAATATCCGCCGCTATATTCCAGCGGTCCTTTGACTTTTTACCGAGTCTTACAAAATGCTGAAGCGCAACATGCATTGACTCGTGGCACAGAACCCCCTTCATCTCAGGTACACTTAAGGAATCAACAAACTTCTTTCCGTAGAATAGATTTCCTCTCTTATCAACACCCATAGTTCCTATTGATTCTTCTTCTTTTATTGCCATCTGGGAGAGTATATATGCAAAAAACGGATGCGATTGCTGTAGTAAAACTTTTGACTTGATAATCCGCTCTTGTGTATTCATCTTAGTATCTATCTTAAACATATACTCCTCCTTTCTTCTATTATAATATACAAGAAAATCCTTGAAATTGTTACAACTTTTTTAGAGATTATCAACAATTTTTTGGGAAGCCGCAAATGGCCTTAATATAGAGATAAGTTTGAGCCAAGAGACTCTTGAGACACGCTCTTTTTCTTCATATTCCTTAACTCCTTCCAAAACAGCATCAATATTATCAAGAATATAAGGTAAGTCTTCATTATTTGAAAAATATAAAGAACCCAAATCCGTTCTGGTAAGACTCGGATTTACGATTTCTTCACTTGATATCTTGCCGTTCCAATACTCTTTTTGAATGATAGTTACCTTAACCTCCTGGTGAATCGAATCAAAATTTTTAGGTAAATTTGAGAAATCAATTTTACGCATCTCCTCTATCAAGCAGTTAAATTTCTCTCTGTATGACTTTCTAATATACCTTCTAATTGTACCTGGGTGATTTAACACAAATTTAATAGTGTCTATACCAACCTCTCTGTATTTTCCTACTTTATCTCTATGCATTCGGTATCCGATTCCTCTTGCTGAGATACAAAGCCATGCATCCTCGCACATCGTAATTTCTTCAGGATGCATTTTTCCCATTCCTTTAGTTGCAGCATTCCAAAGGCTCTCAACTTCCGAGAGTAGTGCTCCCAGACTTTTATCCGAGTGTCGAAATTTATCTAAAGCAATTAATTTTGGGTTTGTTCTCCACTCATTAACAATCGCTTTATCATAATCTTTTTCTTTTATGGTTCTTTCATCTTCTAAGGTTGTTATCTTTTCGCTGATAGTCTTTTTCGCCTCTATATACTGTTCATATTGTTCTTTTAAGGTCAATTTAATCTCCTTTCTTTTCTATTATAATATATACAAGAAAATCCTTAAAATTGTTACAACTTTTTTAGAGATTATCAACAATTTTTTGGGAGACCGAAAACGCCTCTAACACCTTAAGAAGTTTGGAAAGGCTCCCACCGTTATATATGTTTATCAATTCTTTTGCTTTTTCTGAAATTTCATCTATGTGATTTAGTATATGAAAAAAATTATTATGGTCTGAAAAATAAAAATCGTGCCACCCACTCTTATACCCTGTTTTATTCATGCTCACGACAGTACGTTTGGTATTGCCGTCTATAAATTCAAAATTAATTTTTACTTGTGGCTTTATTTGATTTTTAACCTTTTCAAAATCTATTTTTGTCAACTCATCCATCAACCCATTAAACTTCTTCTTGTAGGATTTTCGGATATAGGGCTCAATGTTACTTCGATAAGACACTACAGAGCTAATTATGGCTATTGGAACGTTCTTATATTGTCCCGTTGTTGTGCAACGCCTATATCCAATGCCTCTTGCTGAAATACAAAGTTCATTATGGGGTTGGTTTGTTGAAATTACTTCAGGATGCATTTTTCCCATTCCTTTAGTTGCAGTATTCCAAGCGTATTGTACTTTATATTTCGCGGGAACGGTTAAATTCATCAAGGCCTTTAACGCTTCTAATTTTGGGTTTGTTCTCCACTCATTATCAATCGCTTTAGCATATTCACCAGCAAGTATTTCCTCCTGTTGCTTAAGGTCTTCAACCTCATTACCAATCTTTTTAATCTTCTCGTGAAACTCGTTATGTATTTCAGTAAAACTTTTCATTACGCCTCCTACGCTTCTTTTATGTCGTCGTCAGAGATAAATTTGTAATACTTCTCGATGAAGGCTTTTACAATTTTGTCTTCTTTTCTAGCCAACTTTTTGAAGTCGGCTTTAAAATTTTTGTTACCTCTTTTTAGCATCCGCGAAAGAAGAATTCCAAATTCTGCATCCATATGATTTGCAACATTCAAAATTGGAACCAACATTTCCCGGCTTGCCATATACTTGCTACTCAAAGCGGACACGAGAACATACTTGACATCTACAGCTTTAATTTCTCTTACCAACTTCGGATTCTCAATGATTTCACTTAGTTTAATCTTCTTGTGAAGCTTTTTAAAGGCTTCAAGTTCTAACGCTATTCCGTAGCCTACACAACTCCCAACTAGCTGTTTCCTTTCTGCTCCACCGGCCTTGATTACACGACTTGCAAAATACCAACTTCTTGGGGTCGCAAAAACTGATGCATCTTCGTCTTTTTCTAAAGTGTGAAGATGATCAGACTTCCAACTGAGATAGGCAACTATGTCAACATCGACCTCATGTTCAAGGGCCCAGTTCGTCCACTCTTCAACAGTTGGAACTTTAAGCTGAATCTGAAGTAATCTATTTCTTAAAGGTGCGGCCATTGCAAAGACATTTGCTCGGTCTTCTGCTCGATTACCCGCTCCTACAACCATCCAACCTTCTGGGAGATTGTAGCTACCAATTTTGCGGTCAAGTATTAGCTGGTATGCGCTCGCCTGTATTGAAGGTGGCGCAAGGTTTAGTTCATCTAAAAAGAGTATTCCTCTTGAGCGTGCTCCATTTATAGTTACTCTTGCCTCAGATTTCACGCTGGCAAGTTCTTCACCTTTTAGAGTTTTTTCTGCTTCCTCAATCTTAGCCTTCTGCTCCGCTTCAATTCTCGGTAATTCAGGGTTTTCTTTTGGAAGCCAATCTGGCGGAAGCCATTTTGTTGTATCTCCGGCGTCAGTGTATTTTGGAAGTCCTCTCAAATCGCTTGGGTCAAGTTGCGATATTCTAACATCTACAACCTCTACATTGAGGTCTTCCGCAACTTTTTTGACAGTATCAGACTTCCCGATACCTGTTGTTCCCCATATAAATAACGGCAGTTTTGTCTTATAACAGACCCTGAGATGTTCTTCGGTTTGTTTGTGATTTACTTCAACTACGCCGCCTTTGTTCATTTAACCTCCTTTTTCTTTCTATTATAATATACAGAAAAAGAGACAAAATTGACAAAAATCTGTCTCTTTTTTCATAGTTTTCTTAATATTTCATCGGCTACAGGAACACCGATTTCTACTGTTATTTTTACATCATAAGAGGATGCCTCCTCTATTGATGCTGTTATCCCAGTTCCGCGGCTTGACCCGTCAACTGCTACTGGGTTATAGCCCTTGTACCCTCCGGATAAACTTTCATCACTAACCCCCGGAACAGCTAATGGCAGAATTCTACGCAATTCTCCGAATAAAGCATCCGCAACACGAACTTTTGCTCTACCATAAAAACGAGTTAACATAACTGGCTTTTCAGTAGAATTTTGTATATATGCTTTACCTGTAATTGTTACAACTTTCTTTATCATACCTTTCTTTACCTTCATCCTTTTCCTCCCTATTTATCAAATCTCACTATTTTACCTACTGGAAATCTTGGGACATTATCTTTCGACATTCCTTGATATTGTACTGTCAGTTCTTTTCCCATAAAGACTTCCGGGTGTTTGAAATACTCTTTAAGGAGTTCAGTAACATCTTTCCCTTTTAACTTTACATTGAAAGTATTACCATCTGAGAGCGCGCATACAAACGCGCCCACTGCATTTTGTAGGATTCCGCGACCTTCTTCGTATCCCACAATTTTGAATTCATCCTCTTCAAATTCTTTATACTTTAACAAATCATAACTGCGTTTTTGAACATATGCTGAATTTTTATTTCTTAACATTATCCCTTCATATCCAGCTGTTACATAAACAACGTGCTCTTCTAACATCTCTTTTTCATTCTCTATTTCTTCTGTTAAGACATTTACTAACGGGTACTCGATTTTTCTATTTTCAAACGCTACTCTTCTTTCTTTATAGTTGTCTTTTTCTGTTAATAATTCTACATCATTTTTAATTCTCGGGTAATCGTAAATATGATACTCAACTTTTTTGGAGGCTTCAAAGTCAGTATGTTTGTCCCGTCTTATATTGCCGCCTATCTTATTAAAGTCGTTGTTGTGAATGTACAACTCGCCGTCCCATATTTCGCCGTCTTGCATTATCTTTTCTAATGCTTCTTGAATATGAGACATAGTCTTTACAGGCTTTCCGGACCTGAACCAAAGCGTTACTTTATCATCTTTACAGACACTAATGCATCTTATTCCGTCGAGCTTTGGCTGAACATAACACGGAAAGGTTATCTTTTCTTTATGCTGAACATATTTGTGTGCTAACATAGGAAAGAATCCGCCAAAGCTGGAGGTCGTTCTGGCCTTTGCAATTTCTGCAATATCTTCACGATAGTCTTTTGACTGTTTCTTAGTCCATTTTGCGTTAGCTTCAAAGTCGGCCTGTTGTTCGGGCGTAGTTTCATTTGCCCGACCTATATTCTTGCCGCTCTTTACTACATCAATACGATGTTGTTTCTTTCCATCTCTTTGACCATACAACTCATGAATTTCATTTCCTTCGGTCCAAATCTCCCACTCCTGCACTTTACCCGTAGATGTCTGTTTATACAATTTAGGATATTTCATTCATTCTCCTTTAGAGTTAAATTATACCCTCTTTTCATTCCTCTTTTGTATAACACTTGGGCTCTTGTTTCGTTACCATATTTGAGAGCGTCTTCGATTTGAGACTGAAACATTTGGGCGTTATGGCCGTTTGCTTTTCTTTCTTTCTTATTATTATACTTGTATTTCATATGCTCCTTTCTTCTATTATAATATACAAAAAAAGAGGCAAAATTGTTACAAACTTTTACCTCTTTTTTATGGTGAAAAAAGTGCAAACAAAACTAGGTAGTTTATTCGTTCTCTTTCGGGGCTGTTTTAACCATCTGAAAAACGCCCGGTTTTACCTTCTCAACAAGTCCTTCATCCATGAGCTTTCTCATCTTCATAAAAACACCGGCTTTTTTAACACCAAACTTTTCTGCTATCTCCTTAGCCGTTATTGTTCCATCTGCTTCTTTTACTGCGGCATAAACATCTTCTTTCTTAATCATCTTTCTCCCCTCCTTTCTATTAGTTTTTATACTGTTATAATATACAAAAAAGAGACTGATATTGTTACATCTTCTTTTCTTTTTGTTTCTGTTCTCTGAGAAAAGCTTGTTCCAAGTCCTCCTGCCACTCTTTCTCCCGTCCTTCTCGCTGGCTAAAAAAACACTGCATTAGGCTTTTATCTTTGGCGTCTTTCTTCTTAAAGAATAAGTCAATGATAAATCCTCCAACTACATCGATTATGAAAAATACAATCATAGCAAACAAAAACACAAATACAAACATTTCTTTCTCCGTTCTATTTCGTGAGGTCCTTTGTTGTTCTTCTATTACAATATACAAAAAAGAGACTGAAATTGTTACAGTGAATCTACAACAGTATCTACTACCATAGCTTCATTAATGGCTTCTATTAGTTTATCTTTTTCGTAAGTAAAGTCTAATGGTAAATCCATAATCCACTTAACATTAGCGCTGTAGCGTCGAATCGAACACATAGTCGGAGATTTAACTATCCATGAGAATGCAGAATATCTTATATTGTCATTAATTTTCATCATTCCAAATCTGTTTCCAAAAAGAACAATCATATAGGGATGAGGAGTTGCGCCAATCTTTCCTACCCAAAATCTCTCCCCCATAAAAGTGTCTCTCTCTACCCAATAAAGGTCCCCCGCTAAAGTTTCCAAAATTTCAACTCCTTTTGGTATCGACCATAGTACATGTTTTTTCATAATGCGTCTACTATATTTTGAATTATCACAGCTTCATTAATGGCTTCTATTAGTTTATCTTTTTCGTAAGTAAAGTCTAACGGTATTGTAATAGTAGTTTCATCAGTCAGTTCACCATAGGTTATTTCGCATAATTTTGAAGTCACACACTTCGAACTAACAATCCCCCCACCAAATCTATTTCTTAATATCATTATTCCAAACCTATTCCCATAGACAACAATTATAATATTTTTAAACAGATTGCTAAAAGATGTAATAGTTCCTATACGGAAGACTTTTTCTTTTATGTCTTCCGTTATAATCCAAGTGAGTATACTCTCTTTATTCTCCTCAACAAAACTATGTCTTCTTATATTGTCCGTTATAATCTCCCCGAGACATCCTTTAATCGGGGTGGTTGGATTCGAACCAACGACTCCTCGGTTCCAGGCCGAGTACTCTGCCCTGACTGAGCTACACCCCGGTATTTTCTTTTTCATAAATTCCCCAATAATTTGTAAACTACTAACGCATCTCTAACTGTCTAAAGTGTCCAAGTTTATAAGGTAGTGTAACAGTTTCTTTATCTTTAAGGTCTCCTAAAATAAGTTCATACTTTGAGACTGTAATCGGATACTCCCGGAGATTACTTGAAAAGTTTGTATCTCTTTTTTGTAATCTTCCAAACCGAACATCCTTCTTATCATATTTCGTATCCCAAATGATACAAATATCTTTAGAAATTCGTATTCTTCTTTTCTTCTTTTTCTTTTTCATAAGACACAAAAGTATGGCATACCTCCCGGAAGTGTCTTCCACATTTCCCGGGGCATTAAATATATCGCTTTCTCAATTGCTATCCCAAGAACTAATAGTTGTTCCATTACTGTTTGCAAGCCATTCTATTCTCCATAACTCATTAAAACACCACTCCGAAAATCTCGCTCTTTACATCCGATTAAAAGAAAGTAAAAAAGTAAATCGTGATTTAACTTTATGTCTTTATAAAAATTATATTTAGCAGAAATCTGGATAACTTCTTGTGCATCATTCTCCTTTTGCATTACTTTGCTAAGTTCCCGAGCGTATTTTTCTCCTATCTTTTTGCTTATCTCTAAAACTCTTGTTATATCAAATCTCATTTATTCTCCTTTCATTTTCTTCTATTTTTCAACTCCTTATCTAATTTTTAGTTTTAACTGTTGTACAATCTTTCTTGTCTTATATAAATCCCAATCTAAAGTTGCTTTGGGGTTCTTGAAAACTACTCCTTCATCTTCCGGTCCTAAGGTGTTCCAAAACTTTAGATAGTCTTTCACAGGTAATGTTCTTAATACAAGTAACTTCATTCCATCGTGTTCTATATTATTCTTATTTAATAAAACTTTTCTCAATAAAGCATATCTTTCCCCGTACGGAACATTTGTTAAATCTCGTGCTTTATATATTGGCATATCCCATACTGCAATTTTGTTCGGTGGGTTAGCTTGACGGGTTCCTACAAGTTCACCATCAATTAGACTATCCGGTGGTAGAACATCTAATAGCCAACTCCAATCAAACTTACGAGATGAATTAAGAGATGTCCCGTAACGATTGAATATGTCGAGGTTTTCATCGTGCGTACATAAGAGCGCACGATGACCATCTTTCTTCACTTGAACAATCCAATCTCGGTCTATCATAGTTACTTTGTATATTCGAGTCGGCTTACTAGGATATAGAAATTTCATCTTACTTCAATATTCCTCTTTTGAGATTACGATTGAGATTAATTGATGCTGTTATTACAACGACAATAATAATAAGTAGTATAAATAGAAGTGGCTGCCATAGTGGGGACAACACCCACAACCACGACCAGGTAACTCGACCTGATAATTTTAGTATAATAAACGCTACTGTAAGTACCTGTATTTTTAATGCTCCCAGTAGTAATTTTTTCATCTCTTCCTCCTTTTTCTCTTCTATTATAATATACAAGAAAATCCTTGAAATTGTTACAACTTTTTTTCTGCTTCCCAAACCCTTTTACATTCCGGGCAAAGTCGTTCTGTTTCTAAAAATGGTATTCCAGATGTAAAGATTATTCTATCAAGTTTTGTGGGATGTTCTTGAGTCAATACTGTTCCGCAGTAGCCAATATAGTGTCGTTTGTCCTCTGTCATTCCCCTCTTACCATTGGGAATTATATGCGCAACCCACTTGTGTTCAACTTTGGGGTTTCCCCCTTTATCTAATACCACTCCACCATAAAGCTCATCCTCTCTATTAAGAATGACAACATCACCGACCCGCACTATAGTGTTATTACCTCTTTTAAGAGTTAGCTCTTCGTGAGAACACTCACACTTATCACACCAGTTGTGATTTACCTGAACTTCATCGCCTTCTCGTAAGTCAAGAAGGAAACCATTTATAGTGATTTTCAACCTCTCCTCCTTTACTTTAACTTAATCGAAGGCTTTGCTTGTTTGCAAAGTCTTCTTATATTGTCCGCTACAATAAACTGGACAGTTGCATTTGCCGGCTTGTAACTTCTCTTTGCTTCAAACATTTCCTGGAATTTCTTCGGCCCGCCAACAGCCTTTACAATCTTCTGTATCATTTCATCGCTTGGGTCTTTTAAAGAAACTTCACGATTCTCAACAAAGTGGTCTTCAAACTTTGGGTCTTCTTTAAGAACGGCTTCTTGGTCGACTCCGATTTTACTAAACTTGTTTGTATAGACGGCCATTAAACCGGGAGTTGTTTTTCCGGGGATGTTAAAGCTTGATTGATAATTGAGACCTTTTGCATCGCGCTCGTACTCTTCATTACTTACTTCAAGGACCTTCGCTTCAAGCAACGCAATCTCAGCTTCCAAGTCTTTCTTATTTCGTATTGCTTTATGAAGCTTATCCGCAACAGCTTCACATCCTGTGATAACAGGATGTTCTTTCTTTGCGGCACTTTTCTTCTTTGCTCCATCTTCGAACAGATTCTCTACTTTCATTCTACCTCCTTTTTCTCTTCTATTATAATATACAGAAAAAGAGACAAAATTGTTACAACTTTTTAATTATAACATCTTCTAATAATTCCCAATGAATTCGGCCATTACAGGGTACTCGATAGCAATATTGGTCACTTGCCTGCCATCCAAAGGCACACTTTGAACAATGACTACCAAGTTGTGCAACATAAGTATTACCGTAAATATCAATAACATCTCCTGGGGAGACAAAGGAGGTTCGCATGCTAGTAGGTTGTAATACCTTTAGTTTTTTCATAGTTCTTTTTTATAACTTTTTAATTATAACATCTTCTAATAGTGAATTTGACCATTATTACAAGGTACACGAAAGCAATATCCTTTGCGCGATGCAAAAGCACAACTTTCACAAGAACCATCAGATTGTGCGATGTAAGTTTTACCAAAAATATCTATACTATCTCCTGGTCAACTAAAGAGGTGCATGTATCTCCTTTTTTCTTTCTACCTTCTCTTCTTCTTTTCTTTCTTCTGTCAAATCAAAATGCAATTCTACATCAATATAATCCCTGTTTCTCCCCAATCTATCTCTTAAAATATTACAAACATCCAAAAGTGTATCTGTCGGCTTCAAATGAGTAACTTGTGTGAAAACTCGGAAATCAAACTCACTTATTTGTTCTAATTTTTTTCTTGTTACTG